TTGTTGATTATCCCAAACATCTTGGAGATGAAAAATACTACAAAAAATCTGGTAGTTATTCAGAGTTTATGTCTGAATATGAAACCAGAGTTGGTTCTAAACTTGTGTCTCAAGAAAACTTTGCTCAACAAGTTCGTAAACTCATTCAGATCAGAGCTAAAGTGCAACGACAATACGGTGTGAAAAAAGGCAAGCTAGATCAATCTAGATTGTCTCGCATTTGTTTTGATGCACCTGGGTTCAATCAACGTGTTTTTAAGAACAAAATTGAAAACAAAGTTTTAGATGCTGCTATCACTGTTTTGGTTGATATGTCTGGATCAATGAATGGAGACAAAGCGTATTACGCATTGGCTTCTACTTTATTGGTCAATGAAGTCTGTTCTACCTTAAACATTCCTGTTGAGATTGTAGGTTTTACTGACGGTTTTGATTATAAAAGTGATATACAGCCAATCATGTTTGTCTATAAAAGTTTTTCTGATTTAAAAGTCAACAGCGACCAACTCAAAGAATACTTTGCTTGTAGCAGCAGTTACATGGCAGGTAATCCTGATGGTGAAAACATTCTTTGGGCGCACAATCGTTTGATTAAACGCAAAGAAAAGAAAAAACTATTGATTGTCATGTCTGATGGTAGTCCTGCTGCTACCAAACGCAGTAGCGGTCTACACACTTTTACAGAGAAAGTCATTAAAGAAATAGAAGCTTCAAAAACTGTAGACATTTATGGTTTAGGTTTAGCAAGTAATGCAGTGCAGCATTACTACAAAGCAAACAGTGTTGTACATAATCCAACAGGAATTCCAAGCAAGTTGTTAGAACTCATAGAAAGGAAAGTACTGAATGTCTAAATCAGACAAAGTAGAAGACCTCGTTAAGAAAGCTCTTAAAGAGGCAATGGACAAACGTAAACTAGAAACCACAATGACTGAAACATCTCTTGAAAAAGAACTTTCAGAGTATTCCATTACTATGGATGTTATTGAAAAACCTAGTAAAACATCTTTAAAAGATGGACAGCGGTTTTTGTCAGTTGTTATTCAAGACCACAGTGTTTCAATTGAAGATGACTTTCCTGTAACTGTCTTTGATGAATACGAATGGGACGAACGAATTGCTTCTTTTATTCCTGAAATCAACGAAAGCTATGTCATTGACAAAGAGCTTGCTTCTAACATCTTAAGAGCTTGGGAACTTGATGAAAAAGTTTTGTGTTACGGCCCAACAGGAGCCGGTAAGTCTAGTCTTGTTGAGCAGCTTTGTGCTTTTACAGGTCGTCCTTTTGTTCGCGTTAATTGCACTGGCGATATGGATAGTTCTATGATCTTTGGTCAGTTGACAGCTAAAGATGGTTCAACAATCTGGGTTGATGGTGCTGTTACAGAAGCTGTAAAGTACGGAGCTGTGTTTGCTTGGGACGAATGGGATGTAACTCCACCAGAAATTTCTATGGGTCTGCAATGGCTTCTAGAGGACAATGGCAAGCTTTTCTTAAAAGAAATGCCGGGTAGTACCAAAGACAAGCAAATCATCCCCCATGAGCATTTTAGAATCGTTGCTATTGGTAACACACAAGGTCAAGGTGATGATACAGGTGCTCATGCAGGTACAAACGTTCAGAACTCTGCAACATTAGATCGGTTTGGCACAGCAGTCTACATTGATTACTTACATCCTTCTATTGAAGAAAAGATGTTGATAAACAAATGGCCTGATACAGTAACATCCAAAGCAGCTAAAGAACTTGTTAAGCTGGCAAACCTCATTAGGCAAGGCTACAAAGCAAGTCAATTCAATCTGACTGTTTCTCCTCGGTCTTTGTTTAGCATTTGTAGAAAAATATCTACTGGATGCACATTACATAAAGCTTTTACGCTTGTGTATTTGAACAAACTTAACGACACACAACGCAAAGTTGCTGACGAGTTATTTACCAAAGTTTACGGCTCTACAAGATAAAGCATAAAACCATATAGCCTTCTACGGAGGGCTATATATTTTACGTTTTAGAAGGAACTTTATGAAACAAACTCCTAAATCATGTAGCTGTCCAATGTGTAAATCTGGAAAAAGCACTAAAGGTGGTAAATACATGATGAATCAAAAAGAACGTTCTCTTCGTACAGCATGGAGAAAAGAACGTACTAAAGAAGACCCAATAGTATCACCAGCACCAAGTGGAAACTATTTTGATTGATCGCAAACTCATACTAGCAAATGCTCCTAGTAACATAGGAGATCAAGTCCACATCAACCACACAGGCTGCGAAGCAGGTGAAGACAAAAAGCGCAGGCTGTACATCAAACGTACAGAACGAGGGCTTGTGGCTTATTGCCACCACTGCAACGAATCTGGCTCTGCCAAAGATGGCAACAGCGGAAGAATGTCAAGCTGGTTAGGCAAAAAAACAACAGTTGCCACCGCAGTGGCAGCTAAACCAATACTAGCTGCATTGCCTACAGCAGGAAAGATGTGGTTAATGACCAACTATTGTTCAAGTTCTACAGAATATTTTAATGGTGTAGCTGCAGAAGGCATGAAGGTTGCTCTTACACTACACAACCCTGAATCTGAAGTTATAGGCTGGCAGATAAGAAACTTAGAACGTGGAGCTACACCAAAATACTTAACACATTACATTAAAAACAGTGTGAGAGGTGATGCAAGTTGGTTTCACAAAGACAACAAGACTTTAGTGATAACTGAAGATTACTTGAGTGCTTACAGAGTTTACAAAGATACAGGGCTTAGCTCTGTGGCGTTACTAAGAACAACAATGTCTGACAAGACGTTGCTGCAAGTGTATGACCTTGAGTTCAAGGACATATTTATTTGGCTTGATCCTGATGATGCAGGAGTGAAAGGAACTACGGACATATACAGAAAGCTAACCCATTTCTTACCAACAACAACAAACATTGCCATGCTTGGCATAAACAAAGAACCAAAAGAATGTGAACCAGCAGATTTATGCCACATACTTTTATAAAGGAAACAAATGGACTATGACGTTCTCTACCTTTGCAGTCAAAGCAAAGAGAACTTAGCAAAGTACAGACGCTATGTTAAAGCGCATGTAGTGACCAAAGAGACAAACATCATCCTTGACGGGATGGACAAATACTACAAAACATTCCCTGGAGTCTCAGACTTCGTTTGGGATTCTTTTTCTGCGTTTCTTATAGCAGACCAAAGCAAACGATTGACTGACGATGCTATTGTTAAGCTTCGCATGACGCTTACTAAAGCAAAGACGTTTGTTCCACACCATGCACATGAAGAAGTAGTCAAAACTCTAATCGAGTTAGATTACTTAGCTCAAATCATGGAAGAATGTGAGAAGGTTAAAGAAGGTGAAAGTGACTTAGAACACGTTCACATTTTGGCTACCAATGCACTTAAAGATGTGGAAAGATACATTGAAAAAGATGAACTATTTGTTTCTGCTGATTTGTCTAGCATTGCTGATCGAATTAGCTCTTCTGGCTATGAATGGCGGTTGGATGTTCTTAATCGTTCTCTTGGCCCACTTCGCATAGGGAACTTTGTAATTGTTGCAGCTCGTGTAGAGGTTGGTAAAACAACGTTCTTAGCGAGTGAAGTTAGCTATCTGGCTCAACAGTTACCTAAAGATCGTCCTGTTGTGTGGGTCAACAACGAAGAAGAATCTACAGTTGTTTTTTTTCGCATAGTTCAAGCTGCATTAGGTCAAGAGTCTAAGACGTTAATAGCTGATTCAAAAACAGCTATGGCTTCTTATACAACTCTAATGGGTGGCAACAAAGACAAAATACGTGTTACTAAAGACATGAACAACGTTCGTGACTTGGAAACATTGTTCAGAGAAGTTAATCCTGGATTGATTGTGTTTGACCAACTTGACAAAGTTGACGGATTTAATAAAGGAGATGAACGTGAAGACATCAAACTTGGAAAAATCTACAAGTGGGCTAGGGAACTGGCTCGCAATTACGGCCCTGTCATTGCAGCTTCTCAGCTCAGTGCTTCGGTTGTCGATCTTAAAGACCCTCCGTTTATCGGCA